TTATATCCGCTATCGGATTCAGAAAAAGCTAATTTTAAGCGTAGAATGAAGGGAAATTGGTATATGAAATCAGAAGAAGATTTCTTACCACACCTTAAAGATTTTATTAAAAACAAGTAAAGAGAGGTAATAATAAATGGCAATATATTTATATCCATCAAATCAGAATGATAATATTCCGGGAATTTCTGTAACCATTAATACAGATTCATTTACGGGATCTTCTAGCAATTCAGAAAAGCCTTTGATGATTGTTGGAGAATCTGATGATGGTGTTCCACAAACTGTTAGAACTTTTTCTAGTTATACACAAGCTAAGCAGGAACTCCGAGGAGGGGAACTTCTTAAAGCGTTAGAACTTGCTTGGCAACCAGATTCAGATGGGACGTATTATGCAGGAAATATTATGGCAATGCGCTCACAACCAGCTACCCAAGCATCCTTGAAGAAAGGAACTTTGACATTTACTTCAAAGTTGTATTCAGAAAAGGCTAATAATATTCTAGTTAGCTTACAACCAAATAGAATTACTAATACTCAGCGGTTGGTTGTTTCATTCCCCGAAGATGGTGTTACTAATACCTATGATAATCTAGGGAATATATTCTCATTGTCTTACACAGGTAATGAACGCTATGCCGCTTACAAGATTGATACCGATGAAAATGGTTTTGCATCTCTTTTAACGCTATATGCTGGAGATAGTACCAGTACCGCAGAACCAATTCAAAAGTTCCTCCTTGGTGATAATTCTTTATATGTTAAGACTAACAGTCTTATTAATGCCATTAATCAAGTTGCTGGATTTACTGCTACTAGATTCTCTATTGGAAATAAGAATGTTTATACTAAGTATTATCATGCAATTGATGAAACGCAATTAAGTGCTACTCCTAATAAACAATATGTATATGCTATTGAAGGAGACATTCTTAATACTGTTGGCGATTATGATAGCTATGTTTCCATCGGGTATGTTCCAGAAGGTACTCCAGAAGATCCAACTAATATTAAAGAAACTTCTATTAGTGATGGTGTTCATATTGAACTTGATAGTATGTCTGTTACTACTCCAATAGATAACTTTGAGACGACAGCTTTATCAGGAGCCTCTGTTGGTGTAAGTCCCGATTCCTGGACTAACTTATTCAACCAGTTTACTGATTCATATGATAACAATGGATATCTTGGATACTACTTGATTCCATTAACTGATGATGCGGCTATTCAAGCTGAAGCTACCGCTTTTGCTAATACTCAAGCTAGAGTAGGAAATGCTATGCGAGTTATTGTAGGCGCTGGTATTTCTGAACCTAAACAGCAATTAATTAGTAGATCATTGGAATTAGATGATGCTAGAACTAACTTAGTTGGAAATTCTGCTATGGTAAAGATGTCTGATGGAACTACCCAAGATATGGCTGGATATATGCTTGCCGCAATGGTTGGTGGTCTTGCTTCTGGTATTGATATTGGAGATTCTATTACTAATAAGACGCTTAACCTTGTTAGCTTAGATCAGAACTTTACAACCGATGATATTAATGAGTTGACAGGTTCTGGAGTAGTAACTATTAAATACCTCCAAAATAGATCGAGTAGCTCATTTAGAATTGTTGATGATGTTACTACTTCTACTAGGGTAGATGAACCATTAGAACATGAAATGGCTATTGGTGAGAGTTCTGACTTCTTAGTTGCAGGTATTCGCGAAAAACTAGATCCATTTATTGGGAGCAAGATAAACACTGCGTATGCAAGTACTCTTTCTTCTTACGTGCTTGAATATCTTTCTGATGTTAAAACAGAAGGAATTATCATGGATTATGACTCTAGCTCAGTAACTGTAACGATCGTTGGATCTACTGCTAATATTGGTGCTACTGTATATCCTGATAGAACATTGAAGAAAATGGATATTGCTCTTCAATATAATACAGAAACTCTTACAAGTAGCAATACAAGCATTGCCTAATAATAGAAAGGACTGATTTACTTGGCAAAAGCGGCATCAGGTAGTTATGAACAAGGCTATCAGCAATCAGAAACAGGTACAGTAACTACCATATTTATGAACTCAAAAGCAGTAGGTAGAGCAACCTCAGCCACTGCCCAGATTGAATATGGTACTACTGGTGTTTGGGGCATTGGTGATTATATGCCATATGAATACGTATTTATGCGGTATAATGGTCAACTTACGGTAGAAGGAATTAGAATGCGGACTAATGATATGGTTAGTGCCGGAATTGTTGCTCTAGGAGAAGATGTCCTAAAGCAAGGAGATACTCTAATTACTATTCAAGATAAGTATACGCACAACCTATTGGCTTCATACAGTCATTGTACACCCGTTAGTTATAACTTGCAAGTCCGGGCTAATCAATTAGTTACGGAACAAGCGGTATTTAACTTTACTAGTGCTACGCAAAAGAAGTAACAAGGAAAAGTCCTCCTATATGGGGGATTTTTTTGGTATTTGTATTAATAACGCTGTATATACTGTGAGCTACTCGGACATAAATGACCGAGCTTCTGGGAACACTGCTTACTTGTCTAATATTATTAAAATATTAGATAGAGGTTACAGCTATTTGCCATGGTTCGTTCCGAACCTAGATAGTCTGTTAAGCACTTAGAATATTCTTAGCGGCATTAATATCCCGATCGTGGTTTATACCACATTTAGGACACGTCCACTGTCGAATATTCAAAGTGTGTTTACCGTCATCATAGCCACAACTAGAGCAGATCTGGCTGGTTTTTCTAGGATCAACAGTGACTAGCTGTTTCCCATACCAATCACACTTATATTCTAGTTGTCTTCTAATCTCTCGCCATGACTGATTAGCAATTGCTCGGGCTAATTTATGATTTTTAAGAAGATTTTTGGTTTTCAAATCTTCAATTTTAATCACATCATATTGCTCAACTAACTGCTTGGTTAAATTGTGAATATAATTATGACGTTGATTAGCAATCTTTTCACTATATTTAGCTACCATACGTTTAGCTTTAAGGTAGTTCTTAAAATCCGATAGTTCTCGTGGTGCAATAACCTTATTTTGTATATCCCAAGCTATTTCTCTCTTGGCTTGCGCTCTACGTCTAGCTAGTCGTTTCTCCCAATAGTGTTTCTTTTTAGCAAGAATCTTGTCAAAACGGATAGTTGGGTATTTAATACCGTCACTGGTAATCATTAAATCGGCTACTCCCATGTCAATACCTACATATTTATTAGTTTTAGGTAACTTATTAACTTCTGTATCTACTAATAAAATAGCGTAAAACTTACCGGTAGAAGATAGTCTAATAGTAACGTTCTTAATTTTTCCATTAGTCTGACGACCAGATCTAAAATAAATATTTCCTAATTTAGGTAACTTTAAATGATGATTATCCAATAACTTAATACGCATACTAGAACGATAACTTTGCTTAGGGAATTTACGGGATTTAAACTTTGGATAACCCGTATGTTCTCTAAAGAATTTCTTATAAGCTTCTACTAAATCATGATTAGTTGCCTGCAAACTAGTACTTTCAGCTTCTTTAAGCCAAGGGTATTCAATCTTTAAAGCAGGTAACAGATTATTCAATGCAAAAGCGTTTAAGAAAGGTGCTTCTGGATTATTATCATATCGTTTAATCATCATATTTAACATCTGATTCCAAACAAAACGATTATATCCAAAATTTAGTTTAATCTTCAACTGCTGTTCTTGGTTGGGATAAATCCGCAATTTAACCCCCTTTAAAGTCATTGTATTCACCTCCGTATGTTTTAATTGTATCATACTTTAGAATAATAGGGAATCAATCTAGTCACTAAAGTAACGAGTTTTCTCCCCTATTGGTTTAAGAATACTACTTAGTGAGTATATTGTCAAACTATTTTATGGTATACTATACTATATTTAGAATCCGCAAATTATATTATTATTAAAGGATGGTTTATTATGGAAAAAAATAGTTATACCAAAGAAGAAATAGAGGCATTAAAATATCCCGGTAGTAACAAAAAGAAAGAATATACCGAAGATGAATTAAAAGAACTTCGTAAACGCTCTGAAAATGGCGAAAAGTTAACTGATGATGAAGCTAATGCACTTCATAAGCAAGATAGTGAGAAATCAATTAAAGATATTGACCAAATTCTTCAGGGAGTTAATGACATCTTCTCAAAAGACTATGTTTTCTCAGAAGATAATGAAAAATTTCATGTAGAAATAAAGGCACCTAACGTTATTGAGGACGCTAAGATTAAAGCACTTAGAGAGAAGTGGTTAGATGGAACAGGTCTAGATCAAAATATGTTTGATTATACTGCCTATACTGCACTAGCCACCCTAAATGTATGTGGAACTAAAGTACCTGTTCAATTAGCTGATAATGATAAGATTTATCCGCCAACTCTTTCGTGGTTATACGAGATTGGAGTAGACTTTAATAATTGGATGTCTCGATTTCGATCATAGACGAAATTATACACCCTTAGTAAAAACAGTTTATTTTCAAAATTTATTTACTATAATGGACCACTTTAAAGTCCTACCAACAGATGAACGCTTTAAAAATCTTACTGTTGACCAAATAAATATTATTTTATATGGAATGCAAGAAAAGTCACGTAGAGAGGCTATTGCTCAGGCTAACGCTAATGGTGAGCAAGTTGTATCTACCAGTTCATTCAATGACTTGGATGACTCTTGGCAATATTCTGAAGATTTTGATCCTACTGATGGAGCTGGTGAAGAAGACTTGTTAAAGCAGGTTAAAGATCAGCAATCCGATAACATGGATAAAATGGAAAACGTAGATACCTTAGAAGCAGATAATCTTGCTAAGCAACAAGATAAGTATATTAAGAGTAAAAATAATGAGACTAAGAAGACCATATCTAAGACTATAGCGGCATTTACGAAAAAATAAGGAAAGGGGGAATATAAATGGCGGATAACTCTTATAAATTTAAAGTTGAGGCAGAAACAGACTCTGCACTTAATAATCTTTCACAAGTAGAAGAACAAGCTAGAAAAATATCTGAGTTACAAAGTAATTCCCATAATAAAGGTGACTTTGTTTCTGTATCCAATATTCAAGAAGCGGTTCAGTCAATGCGTCAATTGGAACAGGAAGCTCAAAATTTATTATCTACATTTGATAAGTTTAGAAGCAATGGTGCTGGAGGGAATGCTAGTATACTTAATGGCGCCTTAAATGGAATAATGAGTAACGCCCGTGACTCTTTTAATTCAATATCAGGAATGAACATTAGTACTCCAAGAGGTTACTCTGTTTTAGATAGACAAGATGCCGCAAATACTGGTTATACTAATACAAGCTCCTCTTATATCGATAAACTGGATACCAGAGAAGATAGAAGTTATATGAGAAGGCTAGCTAGTCGGCAATCCGCTAGATTCCGATCAGCTATGTCTGGTAATAGAATTAGTGCAGAAAGGTATGACCAATTTAATTACGATAATGAGCAAGGGTTATCTAACTTGTCTGATATTGCGAATAGAAATAATTACCGTATAGACTCTGCTAGAGAAAGAATAGCTAAGGCTAGAACTAACATCAATGAAGTTAACCATGATACTAGCATTGATGAATTTTCTAGAAATCAAGCCACTCAAAAGCTTAATGATGAAATAAATGCTAATACTAAGCTTATAGAATCCATTAAAAATTTTAATAGTGAAATAGATAAAACTACTACAAAATTAAAAGATCAGAAGTCTCAAATGGATAATAATAGTGATATGACTGTATCTGCTAGAAGGGGAACCTTTCAAGGGTTCTTAGCACAAAGAGCAGGTGCTATCGGATATCATACTGTTGCTGGAGGTCTTGGATTAATAAGCTCGCAATATCAACAAGGAAAGCAACTAAACTCTGCTACTGATGATACTAGTATTAACTTAGCTTATTCTACTAATAGCGCTAATGACCAGTCGATTAGAAACCAAATGTTTTCTATTAATCAACAGAGGTCTAATGGGTATAGTTTGGAAGATAGCCTTAATATGTATCAATTGGCTATTTCCAGAAATGGTTATTCTGGTGGTAATAGTGCCACTAATATGGGAATGGTTGACCAGATGGAGCAAGCTGGTAACAACACCGGTATTGGTAGATCTGGTTATATGAATTATGCTTCTTCCTTATTTAATGCTGGTGCTATAAATAATAATAATGACTTAAAATCATTAGATAACTCTGTTACTGGTATGAATGTCTATGCAAGGACACAGGGTATTCAACAACAACAGGCACAAACTCTAACTTCATTAGTTAACCAAACAAGCCAAGATAGAACTCTATCTGCAAGTGATATTCAAAGGCTTGCTAGTGTAGAAGGAATAACTGCTAGAGCTGGGGGAAGAACGTTACAAGGAGCACAAGGTCAACAATCATTATCCCAGTGGAACAATAGCTATATACAAGCAAGCGAAGGAGATAATCAACAGCTACTGCAACTTAAAGTTCAATCAAATCCAGAAAAATATGGAGGACTTAGAGGAGCAGTTAATGCTGAAAAGGATTTAAGCAAAGGATTAGCAGACCCAGATAATATTGATTTAGCTAGAAGAATGTCCGATATGTATGGAGGACATAATGGCGGTGGTGCTTTAGTACTACAACATAGTTTTGGGATAAAATCTATTAAAAATGCCGATGAAATATCTAAAATACTAGATAACGGCGACCTTTCAGAATCCCAGCAGAATAAAGCTATTAAAGATTTTGAAAAAACAGGTAAATTTAAGCGTCAAGAAAATCAGGCTAAATATGATAGTAGTTCTACGGCTAAAAGAAACCAACAAGCGGCTGAATATGAAAAAAGAATTAGTCAAAGTAATGATGTAATAGAAAAGACTGTTGGGGGAATACTCGGATTTATTGGGGGACTCCCCACATGGATGACTACTATAATATCACTTCTTTCTACTATTGCAACAACTGCTGGTACACAAGCCGCAGGAAGCTATGTTGGTAGTAAAATACAAGATTATGCCGATGGAAAATTCTCTGGAAAAGGTGGACGCTATACTACCAAATCGGGAGCCTATAAAGAAGGAGAATCCCTTGGTGGATATTCTTCATCTGAAAGAAAGGCTAAAGTAAAAGGAAAATTTGGAACTTCTGGAAGAGCCTCATTTACAGATAGGGCAGAAGCTAGATTTAGTAATTCTAAAATAGGAGGAAAGGCTAGAAATATATTTGGTAAATTTAAAGACTCTAAAATTGGTGGATTTACCTCTAGCACTTTAGAAAAAGGCAAAGGAGTATTTGGAAAAGCCGGGGAATTTGCTGGTAAATGGGGGAACAAATTAGGAGTTGCAGGTAATGTTCTAGCCGCCGGTGCGCTTGCCTCAGAAGTTCTTGGCTCAAAACACCCTGTTAAACAAGCTGTTAGATCTGGGTCACGAATGGCCGGGGGAATGGCAGGTTGGGCAGGAGGCGCCGCAACAGGTGCCGCATTAGGTTCAGTAATACCAGGAGCTGGTACTCTTGTTGGAGGGGCTTTAGGACTTGTTGGAGGAATCGGTGGCTCCTTACTTGGTTCTGATGTATTTGGCAAAGTTGGAGACTTTATTACCGGTAAAGGTAGTAATAAGTCTGCGGATAATGCTCAAAAATATCAGGATAAAGAAAAAGAAGAAGCCAATGCTCGGGCCAGAAAAGAGAATATAGATTCTGATAATAGACAACTAGATAAAGCGGCTAACCTATTAAATGTATCTAAAGCACAGAATGGATTAATTGGTAAAAATGGCACAGGAACTTCTAGTACCAGTATTAAACAATCTAAATCTGATAAAGACAAGGCTAAACAAAATGCTAAAGTAACTACTGCTATGCAACCTTTCCAAAAGATCTCAACTTATATGGCTATGGATAAAAATAGTAAAAAGTCTTCTGACAAAAGTAAGTCAACGAAAGCTAAATCTTCTAACACTTCAGATACTAATAGTGTATCTGCGGCTAAGGCAACCCAAAATGGCTTGAATAAGATGTATCACCATACAAGTATGGCTAGTAGAATGCTTAATCAACCGGTTGGAGCACAAGACTTCTCTACAAGCACTAATAAATCAAGTAACTCTTCTAATAAATTTGACATTAAAGTTAATGTTAATGGAGATGTTAAAGATGGCCACAAGACCGGAAAAGACGTTGGAGAAGGACTTATTGCTAGTCTAAAGAAGAAAATGAATAATGGTATAGCTAATAATACCAGCAACTTATCATTGCAAAATGGATTAAGCTAATTCATAGCTTTTTCCGTACATATTTAAAGGAGGAAAATAATGGCATCTAATAACGTAACTAGTATAACTACTAATCAAACATCTGTTCCACTAATTGAATTAAAATTATATACAGAACATAATATTATTAATTTAAAATATGATGATTCTATTAAAACTAATAATAAAAGTTTGACTTCTGGTGTCGTTAGTTTTCAAACAAAGAATGCTATGGAAGATGACTCATCTGCTTTTAGCATAATCCTATCTGGAGACTTTAAGTGGGACTACGTTATCTTCCCTAATGATATTATTTCTCTAGGAGTCAAGACTAATCAAACTGGTGTTAAAAATGATAAAAATACTAAGCTAATTACTGGAATGATTACAGAAGTCCATAGAGTTGACAACTATGATTCAGACAATGTTGTCTATCAGCTTAATGGCCGTTCTATGGCAAACGCTTTTATGCAATATAAAATTGGACTTATTGAAGAAGTTCAAGAAAGTATTAGTTCTATGGGTTGGCTATGGGATACTAATATGGATTATGAAGCTGAAACCACTTCTAGCACTGGAACAGATGATCCAAATACTAATACAACTTTTGAAGGCAAAAAAGTTGTAGAACAGCTATATTCACATTTAAAGTCTGAAGGATACTCAAACAAGCAAATAGCGGCGTTCTTAGGGAGCACTCAACAAGAATCTAGTTTTGACCCAAACGCAAAAGGTTCTTCTGGTAATGGAGGAAAATATGCCTATGGATTGTTTCAATCTGACCCCGAAACAAAGGTTATTAATTGGTGTAAAAAGCATGGTTATAGTCCCTCATCTGTTAAAGGACAAATGCTTTGGTTTGAAAAAGAATATACTCATGGCGGGTATCATCTATCACATCTAAAGACACTAAATGGTCCCTTGTCTGCAATAACACACTGGATGAGATTAGGGTTTGAAGGAGGAACAGATGGGAATGCTCAATCATACGCCAGTGATTGGTATAAGAAAATAAAGAAAGGTGATTTAAAGTATTCTGGCGATATTGACTCTTCCTCAGATAGTTCTTCTTCTAGTACGTCTTCAAAGGGTACTTCTGGTAATACGAATGCTACTCAGTCAGAAATAGATAATGAAAAGAAAAATTCTAAAGGTGTGGCATTTTTAGGTAATACTTGTGCAACAATCGAGACGGAAATAATTGAAAGATTCCTTCCCTATATGAAATATTCCTATGGAACTAAAGGATATAATTTATCTCACTTTATTAATTATTCATCAATGACTAGCTGGGATTCTTACGAAAAACTACAAGATTCTTCTTCATTTGTAAACTTTAAAGGAAGCTTATATGAATTGCAAGATGCAATTCTTCATAAACCCTTTGTAGAAATGTTCTATGATACGGATTATAATGGATTAGCACACCTAGTAGTTAGAAGAACTCCTTTTAATCCTTCTGATTGGAATGGTGTTGATTCAAAAGGTAATTATGAAATTCCACGAGTAGTATTAAACAGTAATCAAATAATTAATGATGATTTAAGCAAAACTAATAGTGAGGCCTATTCAGTATTTAATGTTAACCC